GAAACCGGCGCCTTTTAAGGAGTCCAACAAAACGCTGCGGAAGCCCGACAGCATGACCGATGAAGAGTGCGGCTCACTCGAAGTCTTCACGGACGGCGTGTTCACGGACGGCGTGACCACACCGGGCGGCGTTGGCGCTTCTTCGACTCCGCGCAAGCACTCGAAGCTCGCGTACTACTGGCGCGTCATGCGCTGGATGTGGCGTCACCGCGAAGAGCCGAATAACCGCGCCAAATGGCGGCGGATGGCGAAGGAGATTGCATGCTGACGATCGACGACTTGAAGAACGTACGCCGCCAGCGGCTTCGGGTAATCTCATTGCAGGAGCGTATCGCCGCGCTACGCTCCCGGGCTGAGTACACCGCGCGCCAGCTCGGCGAGTGCGGTACCGACGACGCCACGCGCGACCGCCTGGCGGAGTATGTTGCAGAGCTGGACGACCTTGAGCATCACCTCACCAGCGAGATGATCACGCTCGAGCACGAGGTGCAGTCGGTTGACGCCGAGCTCACGGCGCTGCCGGAGAACCAAGAGATCATCCTCCGGCTGCGGTACTGCGAGGGCAAGAGCTGGCGTAAGGTAGCGGAAGGTGCGGGGTATTGCATTGATTGGTGCAAGCAGCTTGACGGTAAGTTTCGGAAAAGAACTCACCCAAACTAACTTTTTTCTGTGATAAAATGCAACTGTGAAGTAAGCGAGAGACCGCGCAACGGCCTCTCGCTTTTCGTTTGGTGTTGACTTTCGTGCAAAACCGTCATAAAATGCAAACATAAGTTCGTATAGGATGGCAGCGCATGAAAGTTTATGTGACGGTAGAGGTCTTGGTTGACGAGGCCGGAATAACGCATCCCACTTGCATCATCTGGGACGATGGGCGACGCTTTGAGATCACGTCGATCTCCGACGTGCGACGCGCAGCGAGCCAGAAAGCAGGCGGAAACGGCATCCGGTACACCTGCCGAATTGGCGATCGAGACGCAGTTCTGTACTACGAGAACCCGAAGTGGTTCGTTGCCAGCAAGTAATCTTTGAAATAAGCAAGAGACCGCGGCTGGAAGGACGGCGCAGGACACCTCTGGGCGAGCGATCGGAAGCAGACGACTATACTGGAGTTCGACCGTCCTAGTAGAAGTAAGGAACACCCAACCATGAAGCCGATTCCGCTGTTCGATTACCAGATGCAGAACAACACCAAAGGCGGGGATATCGTCCTCGACCTCTTTGGCGGTTCGGGTACCAGCATCATGGCAGCGGAGCAGAACGGAAGAACCTGCTATATGCTTGAGTACGACCCACGATACGTGGATGTTATCATCGACCGGTGGGAAAAGTTCACCGGCGAAACGGCGGTGCTGATTCGTGACGCAGAGTAAGAACAAAGCGCGTATCGTCAGCGGCGAAGCTTGCATCCATTGTAAGCACGCCATCGACGACGACGGAACGCTGTACTGCAGGGAGGACTGCAATCAAGATGTCGCTGAACCCAAGGTACAACACGCAGAAGCACAGAAGGTGGTCGGCGGAGGTACTGCGCAGGGATAAGTACCTGTGTCAGGACTGTAAGCGGTACGGGAGGAACACGCCTGCCGAGGTAGCGCACCACGTACAGCTGATCAGCGAACGACCCGACCTCGCGTACAGCTTAAGTAACGGGGTAGCGCTCTGTAGGAAGTGTCATAACAAACGACACCCGGAGAAGGGGACGCATCCTTGATCCCCCCCGGTCAGGGCGAACGCGGGAGAGGTTTTGGCGACCGGCTGCCTTGGCCTTTTCCAAGTGTGCGCGAAAAATAAAGGGGGGTACAGGGAAAAACTCCTCAAAAAGGCGGAGGTGAAACGACATGGCGAGACCCCCAAAAACGTGGACAAACAGGGACTTTGAGCAGTTCGAAGCCCTCTGCAAAATCCAGTGCTCGAAGGCGGATATTTGCGCCGTCATGGACGTTTCGGAAAAGACGCTCGACCGCCTAATAAAGGACAAATACAAGGGTACGTTCGAGGAGGCGCAGGACCACTTTCGCGCCTACGGCAGAGCGTCGCTCCTGCGCACGCAGTTCAAGCTCGCCGAGCGCAACCCCACCATGGCGATCTGGCTGGGGAAGCAGTACTTAGGCCAGACCGACCCGAACAGCCGACGGCCGCCCGGTGAAAGCAAAGCGCTGACGCGGCTCGACCAATTCCTGGATGAAACCGAGTAACTACGACGTCGTATTGGACTACGCACGGAGCATCGTGGAAGGCCGGAAGATCGCCTGCCGGGAAAAGGTGCAGGAGTGCGAGCGGTTCTTCCGGGACTTGGACAACCCGGATTACGAGTTTGACTGCAAGGACCCGGAGTTCGTGATCCGCTTCATCGAAACGTGCGTGTCGCACAAGGAGGGCGAATCCGTACAGGGCGAACCTCTCTTAGGCAAGCCGCTCCTCCTCGAACCGTGGGAGAAGTTCATCGTCTACAATTTGCTGGGCTTTCGGCTCAAAGGCACGAAGGAACGCCGCTTTAAGGAGGCGTTCCTTTTCATTGCCCGCAAGAATGGCAAGACACCGTTCGCCGCGGCGCTGGCGCTCGCTCTCGCGTTCCTCGAACGCCGGAGCGGGTCGCGCATCTACATCGTGGGCGCGGCGCTCAAGCAAGCGCGGCAGGCGTTCGACCACATCCTCTTCAACATCGACCAGATGGGGGAACTAAGGTCATTCCGCGTGCTGGACAACAACGCCGAGCACTCGATCGAGCGGACGTTCTTCGAGCACGGGAAAGTCACGGGGTCGCTTCGCATCGAGGCGCTCGCGGCGAACCCCGACAAGCAGGACTCGCTCGTGGCGAACATCCAAATCTGCGACGAGCTCCACGCCTACAAGAGCGCGAAGCAGTACAACGTCATTAAGGAATCGGGGAAGGCGTACAGTAACCGGCTCTGCATCGGGATCACGACGGCCGGCGACAACCCGACGGGCTTTTGCTATCAGCGTCTGCAGTACTGCCGGAGGGTGCTCAACCGCACCTGCCCGGACGAGCAGCTGTTCATCTTCATCTGCAAGGCGGACGAGGACGGCAACGGCGACGTGGACTACACGAGCGCGACGGAGCACGAAAAGGCGAACCCGAACTACGGCGTGTCCATCCGCCCGGCGGAGATCATGGACGACGCGATCCAGGCGCAGAACGACCCGCAGCAGCGAAAAGACTTTCTGGCGAAACGCCTGAACATCTTCACTTCCGCCATGAAGGCGTACTTCGACGTGGAGGAGTTTAGGCGCAGCGACGCGCGCTACGGCTGGACGCTCGAACAGCTCGTCAAGCTCCCGATCCGGTGGTACGGCGGCGCGGACCTGTCCCGCCTGCACGACCTCACGACCGTCGCGCTCTACGGCGCGTACGGCGACGTGGACATCGTGATTCCGCACTGCTGGTTCCCGGTCACCGCCGCGTACAGGAAGGCGGACGAAGACAACATCCCGCTCTTTGGGTGGAAGGACGACGGCTGGCTCACCATGAGCAACAGCCCGACCGTCAACCACGCGGAGGTCGTGAGCTGGTTCAAGCAGATGCGCGCCGCGGGATTCCAAATTGCGGAGATCGGCCACGACCGGAAGTTCTGCCGGGAATACTTCATCGGTATGCGTGCGGCGGGGTTCAAGGTCGTCGACCAGCCGCAGTACTATTACAAAAAGTCGGAGGGGTTCCGGCACATCGAGGTCAAAGCGAAAAACGGGCTGCTGTACTACTGCCACGCGGAGCCGTTCGAGTACTGCGTGCAGAACGTGCACGCGATCGAAAAGACGGACGACATGATCCAGTACGACAAGATCGAACCGGAACAGCGCATCGACGTGTTCGACGCGTCCGTGTTCGCCTGTGTCCGAATGCTCGAATGCCTCGAACGCAGCCGGAAAGCCCAGAAGTGGCTGGAGGAAGAATAACCATGGCAAAGAAGAAAGCGCGGAACGCCCGCGCGCCGACCGAACAAAGAACGACCACGAGCGGCCTTGCCTGGTTGTGCTCGCCGGAGACATACGGGCTGCTCTCCGGGTACACGCCCTTAAGCGAGAATCCGGAGATCCAAACGGCGGTTCAGCGCGTGGCGGATTTGGTCAGTTCCATGACGATCCACCTCATGGAGAATGCGCGCGACGGCGACAAGCGGATCAAAAACGAGCTGTCCCGCAAGGTGGACATCACGCCCTGCAAGTTCATCACCCGCAAGGCGTGGATCGAGACGATCGTCAAGGACATGATTCTCACCGGAAACAGCGTCCACATCCCGCACTACGAGCGGAACCTTCTCGACGACATTGAACCGGTCGCAAGGAGCAAGTACACCTTCCTCGACAAGGAGTACGGGTATTCGCTCCTCATTCGCGGCCAGCCGTTTGAGCACGACGAGGTGCTGCACTTCATCCTCAACCCCGACCCGGAGCACCCGTGGCGGGGGCTGGGGCACGCGGTCTTGCTCAAAAGCGTCGCAAAGCAACTCGCGCGCGCAAGGAATACCGCCGCCGCGCTCATGGAAAGCCCGGCACCGTCGATCATCGTGAAGGTGGACGGACTGACGGAGGAGTTCTCGTCCCCGGAGGGACGCAGGAAGCTCTCGGAGCAGTACCTGAGCAGTTCCGAACACGGCCAGCCGTGGTTCATACCGGCGGAAGCGTTCGAGATCGAAAAGGTCGCTCCGTTGAACCTCAACGATCTGGCGATCATTGACAGCATCAACCTCGACAAGAGGACGGCGGCGGCGATTATCGGCGTGCCGCCTTTTTTAGTGGGCGTGGGAAAGTTCGATCCAGACGAGTTCAACGCTTTTATTCGCATCGTCGTGCTACCGATAGCGCGCGCGATCGAACAAGAGCTGACACGAAAACTGCTGATCTCCCCGAACTGGTATTTCCGGTTCAACCCCCGCTCGCTGTACGCGTATTCCATCACGGAACTGGGCGAAGTGAACTGCAATTTGGTGGACCGAGCCATCATCGACAGGAACGAAGCCCGCGACGCGCTGGGGTACGACCCCAGGGACGGTCTCTCCGAACTCGCGATTCTGGAGAACTACATCCCGTACGCCAAGATCGGCGATCAAAAGAAGCTGGAACAGTCCGGCAAGAAAGGAAAGGTGGCAGATGACGGAAGCTAACGACGAACAAAGAACGCTCGAAAGGCAGTACCGGAGTTATCAGCCGTCGCAGTTCCGCGCGGTGGAAGCGGACGGCAAGCGCTCGATCGAAGCGTATTTTGCCGTGTTCGGCGATACCTACGAGATCTGGCCGGGCGCGACCGAGAGCTTCGATCCCCACGCGTTCGACTCTGCGGTCAGCGGCGACGTGCGCTGCCTGGTCGATCACGAACCGTCAAGAGTGCTGGGACGCACGAAATCCGGCACGCTCGCGCTCTCGATCGACAGCTACGGCCTCAAAGGCGTGGTCGAGATCAACGAAAAGGATCAGGATGCGCTGAACCTCTACGCCCGCGTGCAGAGGGGAGACGTCACGCAGTGCTCGGTGGGGTTCGACATCCTGCGCGAGGACTATACCCTAAACCCCGACGGCACGCAGCACTGGACGATCCGGGAGGTCAAGCTCTACGAAGGCTCCATCGTCACGTTCCCCGCCTACGAAAAGACGGAGGCGGTGGCGCGCTCCTATCGCCGGGCGCAGTCGTTCGATTTCTGGAAAAAGAGGATGAAAGAGAGGATGCACAAATGGCATTGAAACAGCTCGTGCTGCGTAAGAAGCTCGAAGCGGCGACCGCCGAAGCCGCGCAGCACAGGAGTAAGCGCACGGCGCTGGACGAGCGCCGGACCGCGCTGCAGACGCGCGAACAGGCCGCGGAAGCGGCGCTGAACGAACTCACCGCGGATTCGACGCAGGAAGAGCGCGCCGTGGTGGAGACGGAAGCGGCCGCGATTGAACAAGAACAGGCCGCGCTGGACAAGGAGCTCGCCGACCACGACGCGGAACAGACCCGGCTCGACGGGATCGTCTCCGGCCTCGAAACGGACGTGCAGCAGCTCGACGAGCGCAGCGCGCCTCCGAGCGAAACCAACACCTCCGCGCTCCCGGAACAACGGAGCAGAAAGGAACCTGTAATGGAAAACAGGACGAAGTATTATGACATGACCCACGAGCAGCGCTCCGCGTTCTTCGCGCGGGAGGACGTGCACGGATTCCTTGAGAGCGTGCGGACGATCAAAACCCGCAGTCTGACGAACGGCACGCTGACCATCCCCGATATCATGATCGAAATTCTGCGCGACAGTCTGACGAAGTTTTCCAAGCTCGTCAAGTACGTCACGCTCAAGAGCGTCAGCGGTACCGCGCGCCAGAACATCATGGGCGTGGCTCCGGAGGGCGTCTGGATGGAAGCCGTCGGCGAGCTGAACGAGCTGGACATGAAGCTCAACCAGATCGAAGTGGACGGCTACATGGTCGGCGGCATCATCTGGGTTCCGAACGCGCTGCTCGAAGACAGCGACGTCGCGCTTGGCAGCGAGATTATGGATCAGCTCGGCAAGGCGATCGGCAACGGCGTTGACCGCGCGATCCTCTTCGGCACCGGCACGAAGATGCCGCTGGGTATCGTCACGCGGTTGGCGCAGACCAGCGCGCCGTCCAGCTGGGGCACGTACGCTCCGGCATGGACCGACCTGCACTCGACCAACGTGATCAAGCTCAATATCAACGGCACGACGGGTGCGACGTTCTACGCGTCGCTGATCGCGTCGCTGGGCGTGGCGAACCCGCTCTACTCGAACGGCGGCGTGTTCTGGGCCATGAACCGCAAGACCCACATCAACCTCATGGCCAAAGCGCTCGCGTTCGACGCTGCCGCCGCGCTGCTCGCTGGAGTGAACAACCAGATGCCGATCGTCGGCGGCGATATCGTCGAGCTCGAAATCCTCGGTGACAACGAGATCGTCGGCGGATTTGGCAGCCTGTACCTGCTGGCTGAGCGCGCCGGTGCGCGGGTGGAATCGTCCGAGCATGCGCGCTTTCAGCAGATGCAGACTGGGTTCCGCGGCTACGCGCGTTACGACGGCATGCCGGTGTTCGGCGAGGGTTTCGTAGCAGTCAGCTTCGACAACACCGATGCCGCAACCACCTCCACGTTCCCGACCGACTACGCGAACACCGAACTCGGCGTGCTCGGCGTGACCGCCGCGGCCGGAACGAATACCGGCGACACCGTGCTGACGGTCACCGGCACGGAACAGTCCGGCACCACGCTTAAGTTCCGGATCGGCGACTACCGCGTCGCCACCGGCGACAAGGTCGTGGGCTACACCGCGCTCGTCTCCGGCACGACGCAGGTCACCTGCGCCGCGGGCAAGACGATCACGGTTGTCGAACTCGACGATTCCGGCCGCGTGATCAAGAGCGGCAAGGTCGTCGCAGTGCCGAAGGCGTAAGCGCCTGAATGAATGAAAGGAGGGGACGGGCATGGCGTACGACCAGACGACGGCGTTATCCCTGCTCATGGGGCGCATGGACCGGGCGGGCGTCGCCACGCCCGAACCCCTGACGCAGTACTGGACGAAAGCGCTCGAAGCGGCGGTGGCGGAGCTTACGAAAAAGGGTATAACCCTGCAGGCCACCGCCGACGACAGCATGCTCGTGGCGAACCTCGCCGCCGAAATCCTGTCCAGCCGGGACAAGGCAGGTCAGCGTCCGCTCTGGCTCGCGCTCGCCATACGGGAGCGTTGGCTGCAGGAGAGAGGGCAAACAGATGCGGACTGAATGGGTCACGCTGGTGAAAACGGCGGCTTCGGACGGCACGTTTCAGGAGACAACGCCCGTTTCGAGCGTGTCCTGCTGGGCGGAATTGAAGAGCGTCGGACAGAGCGAGTTCTACAAGGCCGATGCGAATGGAAGAAAAGCGGATGCAATCTTCGTCGTGTCCCCGATCGACTTCGACGGGCACCAGACGCTCATGCACCACGCGCCGAACGGCGACGTGGAGTACCGGGTCGTGCGGGGTTTTCGGCCGACCACCAGAGTGGATTCGGTCGAGCTGACCTGCAGCCGGATCACGGGGTAAGAACATGGCGACGGTGAAGTTCGAGGGGTTCGACGAGTACGAGCAAATGCTGGCAAAGCTCGGAAACGACACAGACCGCGTGCTGAAAGAAATGGTCAGCGCGGGGCTGCGCATCCTTTACGCGAAGATCAAGGGCGCGAACGCCACGTTCGCCCGCTACGTCAAGATGAAAGCTGCGCGCAAGAACCAATACGGCTGGTTTGCGCAGGTGCAATTCCGGGGTAAGACGGAGGAAGGCACGCCCGCCGCGCTGGCGGTCAACGTCTACGAACATGGCCGGAGCGGAAAGAACGCGCAGCCCGCCCGGCCTTGGCTGAACGCGGCGTGCTCCAGTGCAGAATCGGAGTGCGTGGCCGAAATGCAGAGAATTTACGACGAGGAGGCGGCGAAACTTGCCGGTTCTTGAAACGATCGACATAGCTCTCGCCCCGCTCAAGCTTAAACACGGGGTCGGAGCCTGCACGGCGAACCCCGCCGTCGACCATTACGTCCTCGTGCCGGACATGGAGCGCGGGTTCGAGGCGGACAACGAGGATTTGTACACGGACGAGCACGTCAACATCGAATTCTACCTCGGCGGCAACTACCGTACGACGCTTTCCTCGGCAAAATCGCTGCTGAAAGCGGCGGGGATTACCGTGCTGGAGAGCCGCTACGTGGAGTACGAGAACGAAACACAGAAACACCATACCGCCCTTGCCGTGTTCGGCAGGGTTTAAGGAGGAAGCAATGGAAAACAAATACCGCTACGGCGTAAGCCGCGTCGCCGTCGCTCCGGTCACGATTACGGACGGGGTCTATTCCTACGGCACGCCAATCGCCTGGCCGGGCGCAATTGCGCTCACGCTCTCGCCGAAAGGCAGCATCGAGCCGTTCGAAGCGGACAACCGCGACTACGTCATGATTGACAAGAGCGAAGGCTACGAGGGCGAGATCGAAACTGCGTATATCCCCGCCACGATCGCCGCGGCAATCCTCGCGGTGACGGAGGATTCCAAAAAGGTTGCCACGGAGTACGCCGGGCAGGTCTACAAGCAGTTCGCGCTGCTTGCGCAGTTCGAGGGCGATTCGCACAGCCGCAAAATTGCTTTGTATGACTGCATCGTGACCGCGCGCCCGGAGATCGCTGCCAAGACCGGCAAGACCAAAACGCCGGACACGGTCAAGGTGAAGTTCGCGGCGCGCCCGCGCGCGAGCGACAACCTCGTGCAGATGTACACGAAGAGCGACACGGATGCGACGGTCGTTACAAACTGGTTCACAACCGTGCAGGAACCGGTCGCGGGGGTGTAAGGCGATATGGAAAAGGTCCTATCGATCGCCGGACAGGACGTCGGCTTCAAGGCGGCGGCGTCGCTGCCGGTGCGCTATTACAACGCGACCGGCAGAGACCTGTTCGTCGACCTGCAGACGCTCGCCGACGGCACCGATACCGTCGAAGCCAAGCCGAAATTCGGCAAAAAGAAACCGGAGGAGACGCAGTACCGCTTGAACCGGGACTGGAACACCATGGTGCTCTACGGGATCGTGCATACAATGGCGCGCGCCTACGACGAAGAGGTCAACCCGAACCTCGACGACTGGCTGGACGGGTTCGAAACGTTCCCGATCTTCGAGGTGTTCGGCGAGCTCAAGCCGCTGTTGAACGCGAGCCTGCAAACATCAAAAAAGTAGACGGCGACGGCGGGCAGATCGATGTGCCCACGTATTTGCTGGTGGCAAAGCGGATGGGGTTCACCGTCGCCGAACTGGACCAGATCACCATTGGATTGTTCCTCGATGCGTGCGTGACGTCGGGCGGCGAAGCCGTCAAAAACGCCACGCAGGCGGATATCGACCGAATGTTCCCGTGGTAAAAAGGAGGGACGCCCTGTGGGTTTCAACATCGGCCCGACCATTGCGGTCAAGGGCGACAAGGAATACAGCAATGCGCTGAAAGGCATCAAGGACAGCATGCGGCTGGTCGCTTCGGAAGCGGCGGTCATGACGGCGGAGTTCGGGAAGAACAACACGTCGACCGCCGCGCTCAAGGCGAAGAGCGAAGCGCTGAACAAAGCCATGGCGGAGCAGAAGAAAGCCGTCTCCGCCGCCGAAGCGGCGCTCAAACGCATGGACGAGGCGGGGGTAAAGCCAACCGACGCCGCTTACGTCCAGATGCAGACGAACCTCAACAACGCGAAAGCCGCGCTGGCCGAAACGAAAAACGAGCTCGACGAGAACAGCGAAGCGCTCGAACATGCCGGGAAGAAAACGACCGACTTCGGTCAGAAGTGGGAACACTTTGCCAAAGGGGCCGGAACGGTGGCGCTCGGCGCGCTTAAGGGTATCGGGGTGGCGGTTGGGGCGGTCGCCACGGCGGCGGTCGCGGCCGGAAAAGCCGTGTTCGACCTGACGAAAAACGCGGGGACGTGGGCGGACGAACTGCTCACCACCTCTGCGCAGACGGACGTGTCCACGCAGACCCTGCAGGAGTGGGCGTACGCCGCCCGGTTTATCGACACGGAAGTCGGCGACATGACCAAAGGCATGGGAAAGGTCGTCTCCGCCATGCGCGAATCCGTCAAGGGCGGCAAGGATTACATCGATATCGCGGGCGGCATGCGCGTGTCCATGGTCGGCGCGAACGGACAGATGAAGTCGACGGAGCAGATGTTCTACGACACGATCGACGCGCTCGGCGGGATCGAGGACGCGACGCAGCGGGATATCGCCGCGCAGGACGTTTTCGGCAAGTCGTATCAGGACATGAAGCCGCTGATCGACGCGGGGTCGGGTGCGCTGCTGCAATACGCGGCGGAAGCGCATGCGGCGGGTCTGGTGCTCTCCGACGAGGCGGTGACCGCGCTCGGCGGGTTCGACGACCAGATGCAGCGGGTCAATGCGCGGCTCGAAACGGCCGGGCGGCTCGCTGCGGTGACGTTCCTCCCGGCGGTCAGCGGCATCGTCGGCGGGGTGACGGAGATTCTTTCCGCCATTACGACGGCGCTGTCGGACGGGTTCCAGGAATCGGATATTGCGGCGATCTCCGATTCGATCACGGAACAATTGAAACTCGCGGTCGACGCGGTGGGACAAAACGCGCCCGCGTTCGTCGGCGTAGTTTCGAACGTACTCACGTCGATCGTCGGCATGGTCGTGGAGCTCCTGCCGGAAATCCTGCCGACGCTGGTTTCCGCGGCGATCCAGATCGTAACGGGTATCTTTACGACCCTGCAGCAGAACGCGGAGCCGATCGCGCAGGCGGTCGTCCAGATCGTGACCATGCTGACGACGTTCCTTACGCAGAATCTGCCGCTCTTAATCGAAACGGGTCTCGATATCGTGATCGCGCTCGCGCAGGGGATCGCCCAGAGCCTGCCGGAACTCATTCCGGCGATCGTCGGCATGGTGCTGGAGATCGTGCAGGTGCTCACCGATCCGGACACGGTGATCGCCTTCAACAACGCCGCGCTGCAGATCATCCTCGCGGTCGCGGAAGGGCTCATCCTCGCGCTGCCGGAGATCATTACCCGCATTCCGGGCATCGTGCTGAACATAGCGGTCGGGTTTATCGAGGCCGCGCCGCAGCTCTGGGCGAGCGGCAAGGAACTGATTTCGCAGATGTACGAGGGCATTACGGCCAAGTTTTCCGAGGTGTTCCTCTCAATCGGACAGCTGGTGAGCGACAACATCTCCCAGCCGGTCAGGGATAAGGTCGACGAATTCTTCAGCGTCGGCAAAGACCTGATCGTGGGGCTGTGGAACGGCATCTCCGACAAGATCGGCTGGCTGAAATCGCAGGTCAGAGGCTTGGTCGACAAGATCAAGAGCTGGTTTACCGGCAAGGACGGCTTCGACGAGAACTCGCCCTCGAAATGGGGCATTAAGATCGGCTACGAAATCCCGGAAGGAATGGGGATTGGACTGGACCGGGGTTTGAGCGAAGCGCTGTCTTCCGCGTCGAACGTGATCAATAAGGTGAAGTCTACCATGTCCGGCACGAGCGTCAGCGTGGACGCGGATGGTAACGTCTCTTCCGCAAACGCGGGAGGTACCGCGCCGCAGTACGTGTTCAACATCTACGCCAGAGACAAGGAAACTGCCGTGGAAGCGGCGGACGCGACCTACGCGGCCTTTGCGCGCAGCAGATGGGTGGTGCCGACATGAGGGATATCTTCACCTACGTCAACGCCAGCGGCGAATCGCTCGCGTTCAGCGCCGAAAACGGCTACCGGATCACCTC